ATCTGAGTTGCTGCGAATAACGACAATCAGCTAGATAGGCTATTACCAGCAAACCTGCTAAGTCCGTCACCAGGGTTTCTTGTGGACGGCCAGGGCCTTCTTGTTTAAAAATAATTGCGTCGCAGATCCCGACGCAATTCGGAACAGAACAAACTAATCGGGCCCAAGAATCGCGAGAGTTTTTCTTGCCCAATATTTCCCGAATAAAATCAAACACCGAGTGCTGCCCATCTTGGCTACGAATCCGACAATCTGCGATCGCGGTTTCAATCTCAGCAATAAGCGATTCAACGATCCGCTTGTGCAGAGATATGCCAAAATTGCCTAATTCAGATTGAAATGTTAGACTTTCCATTGTGGTTCCTACGCTAATTAGGGAGTACAACCGATGGGGTCGCTAGGTGGAACTAGCCCCGCGATCGGTACAACTATTTTAGCAATTTTTAATACGATCGGCAACAAAAACCGCCCGCACCAGTAGGAGATGCAGGCGGTGGATTAGATTAGAGCTTTCTCTCTTTTAACCGTTTTCTGACAATATCAACACTCTACTTTTCAGTCGCGCCTAGGTTTATCGCTAGTGCGCGTTTAGCGGGTGTTAAGTCGTAATGCCTGAGAAGTCGATGATCTTGAAAGTACGAACGTTTCAATCCCAAGGAGAGGGCAAACAAGTGCAAGGCTTCCAGATCGTCGTCGTCAGCAAATAGGTGACACCATTGATTCCCGTATTTAGCAAATGACTTTTTTTTAGGCAATGATGTTTGCAGAAAATCTACACAGACAGTCATTAAAAACCTCCTTCAACAATCAATCTATTTTTGTTATTGGTGGTAGGCATTTCATCCCAAATTTTCGCATCCAATAACCTCCCCCCAGCCTTAGGTGTGCGCCCTCCCCATTGCTTGAAGAAAAACGCGACATTGGCATCCTGACATTGATCGCGAATAGACCGCACCCAATTGGGATTTGGTGCGCGATAACCCGCCCCCGACTCTCCCCCAACAATTACCCAATGAATGCCCTCTAAATTCAAATTTAGCGGCCCCAAAAGCGGTTCGCAGGAAAGAAACCGCACGGCAGCCGGAACCTGCCTTAACGCATCAATTCTGCGGGTGTATTGCTGGTTTTCGACCGATACCCCCATCCAAATATTAGAGTGCCAGTTTAGATATGGTGCTAACTCAACTAACCGCTCGTGTCGCTTGGTTAGTATTTGATAGGTGTGACGGGGCGTTTGTCCCATCACTTTAAATACCGCTCGAATGAATTCGAGCGGTATATCTTTATGCAATAAATCGCTCATTGAATTGACAAAAATCAAGCTTGGTTTTCGCCACTTGATAGGGTAATTTAGGCGGTCTGGATGCAGTGTCAAATTAAACCCATTGGGAAACCCATTGGGGAATCTTTGGGTAATCTCTTTCGCGTAGCAATGGGTGCAACCGGGGCTGACTTTATCGCAGCCTGTTGTTGGATTCCATGTTCTGTCAGTCCATTCAATGCCTGTAGTCATTTTTGCTCCTTAATAAAAATCAGGGTTCATTTGTGTGAACTTTTGCCAAGTGTTACTTAGTAAGAATTCATCTAGTGCTGGGTAAACTTGAGGTCGGGCATCAATAACCTCAAATATTCCAT